AGAGGAAGCCGCCGGGCAGCAGCCAGAATATGTGGACCCGCAGCCGGAGCAGATAACGTCATTGTGTTACAGCTGCACACATTATGAGGATTGCCACGACAAGACAGCAACCGTGACAAGCTGCAATGCTTATAAGAACCGCAGAGAAGCCCAGAAGACGGACGAAGAACGATACAACGAGGAACAGGCAGCTATTGACCGGGAAACCAGAAAGAAGCTGCGTGAGAAGCAACAGGAAGAAAAAATGCAGCAGTTACCGTCTGACGGTCAGCAGAAGCAGAGGGACATTAGATTGACGCCGCAGAAGTACGCTGAAATCACCGCAGGCAAGCTGACGTTCCTTTTGCTGAAAAAAGACGGCTTCAAAATCGGTGAGGAACTGGAACTGGGAGAGTTCACGGACGGAAAAGCGACAGGACGCAAGATTGACGTTGAGATTGTTTATATCTGGGCAGACTGGACAGGGCTTGATGATGATTACTGCATTATCGGTTTCAATGTCACGGCATTTGATGAATAGGAGGTGAGGACGTGCCAATAAACATGACGGACTATAAAATGATAGTCCATGAAAGAGTATACAACGTACTGCAAATTATACTTGATTTTGACAGGGGACCCGCAGAGGACGGGACCCCGCCACAGCCGAAATTCATTGACGCAGTATACATTGACGAAGACGGAGTAATAAAGACCATGCGTGACGAAGCGTGGTGTTTCCAGTTCGTAAGGAGAAACGGAGGTACAGCGAATGGAAAGACCAGTAATAATGGTTGACACGGACGAAATGCACGTGTTCTGCCGCAATCAGTGTGCAAACGTAAAATGCACAAAGCATATTTCAAAGGCTTATGAGTGCGGCGGGGCGTGTTCTATGCAGCTATTGAGAGGGCAGCCAGAATGTGCCGGGTACATATCACGGAGGAAACGCAAATGAAAGAAAACGTGTGCGTTGACTGCAAATATTATGAACGCTGCGGAAAGCCGGAAAGATACATGAAATGCATGGGGTATGAGGAACGGCAGCAGGCAGCAGAGGAAACCGAAACTGACGTGCATGATTGACAGCCGGGAAAGACTGGCAGAAAGGCAAGAAATGGAGGAATAGCAAATGGCGCAGGCAATGGAAAAAAGCAAGGTGATTGAATTGTTGGAATACTACAAGGACATAGACGGGGAGGTGAGCATTTACAGAAAAATCATAACTGATTTAACGGACCAATACTACAACCCCATTGGCGCTATACAGTGCGACGGTCTTCCAAAGGGAAAAAATAATATATCACGACAAACAGAAAATATGGCGTTGAACATTCCAGATTATGTCAGCGGAGAAATCAGAGAGTATGAAGAAAAGGTGCAGCAGTTGCAGAACCTCAAAGCGCAGATGTTACAGGAGATTTCAAGGTTGAAACTGAAAGAAAAGCGCATTATTTTTGATTTTTACATTCACAACCTCAAATGGGAGCGAGTAGCGGAACGGAACGCATACAGTGAACGGCAGTGCAAGAACATTAGAGATAATGCCCTTGAAACGCTTTCACAGAGGTTCGGAAAGAACCAGATTATTTCACAATTTCATAAGGTTGCATAAAGCAATCATTGCCCGCCATTGCCTGCGATTTGCTGATATAATTTATATCAGTAAAGCAGGCTTTACGCCGTTATATTTGCACGTTGGCAATAGTGGGCTTTGACGATTTTTTGAAATTACAAAGCCCATAATTTTTTTATACTTCCGTAAACCGGGAGGGTTCGGAAGAATGAAAACAAACGAAAAGAGGTGAGGACATGGGAAGACCACGCAACCCAGAACGGGACAAGTCGCTACAACGCTATCTGGACGCAGACGGCAAGATTGGAACAGCAGAACTGGCGAAGCTGGCAGGTGTGCCGGAAAGCCGTATAAGGAAATGGAAGTCAGAAGACAGCTGGGAAGAAGCGTTAAAAAAGAAGCCCAGAAAAAGAGGGGGGCAAAAGGGAAATAAAAATGCAGCAGGAAAAACCCCAGCAAAAAAGGGGAATAAAAACGCCGTGACGCATGGTGCCTTTGCACAGGCGGGCTATGAGGATATAGACCCGGAGCAGGCAGAAGCAATAAAGAACATGGGCACGCCGTCTGCACTATCGCAAATGATGAATGAATTGCAGGCGTTGTATGTACGCAAAGCCTATCTGGAAAGCCTACTGCAACAGTATGAAGCAGCAGACGCCGGGGGCTTCTACACTGATAAGGTAGTACACATGATTGTACCAAAGAGTATGGAGGAACGCCGGGAGGAAGAAGACTGCGGCATGGAGCAGACGCAGGCAGCAGACCCAGAGGGCGGCAAGTAGATATACAAAACGGCTATGAAATCCATTATCAAGTCAAGCCCATTCGACAGGGCAATGAAAGTGGAAGCCGAACTAAACAAGCTGCATGGGCGTATCATTAAGCAGCTGGACAGCATCAAAGCCTATGAGTTGGAGGACAGACGCTTGACGCTGGCTGAAAAGCAATTTGAATTGAATAAACAGAAACTAACGGGTGAATTTGAGATTGACCCAGAGGAAGACGGAGAAAACGACGAAATAACGGGAATTGTGGACGAGGTTTAATAGGTTCTGTCAGCGCCCCAGAAGCACTGCGGGTACGCCGACGCCCAAAGGTTCCCTAGATATAAATTAAAAATTTTCACTTCCGCTTCCGAACCAGAAAAAAAGAAAGGGGGTGCGGTTTTTGAAAGCGTATACGTCAAAAGCGGTTGCCGCATGGCTTGACATATCAGAACGCAGAGTGCGCCAGCTGCGGGACGAAAAAGTGATAACGGAAATCAGACCGGGGCTGTACGATTTGAAAACCGTAAACCACCAATACATAAACTACCTGCGGAAGAACAACCCGGACAGCGAAAGCACAATAAATTACAATGCGGAGCGGGCAAAACTGGTGAGAGCAAAGAGGGAAGCGCAAGAACTGGAATTGAAGCTGCGCAGAAATGAAGTTCACACCACAGAGGACGTGGAACAGGTAATGACAGACACGCTGGTTAGGTTCAAAACAAGACTTATGGCAATACCTGCAAAGTTAAGTCCGATTTTATCAAAGAAAAAGGACCAGACAGAAATTTTCAAGCTGCTGAAAAGCGCTATTGATGAGGTACTGGAAGAACTTTCAGACTTTCAGACAGTGTTTGGGTACGGTGTAGAAGATGAAGAAACACACAGCTGATATGTTCGCCCGCATTTTTAAGGTATTGCAGCCGCCACCGGAAATGACACTTTCCCAGTGGGCAGATAAATTCCGCAGGCTGTCTGCCGGGTCTTCCGCAGAACCGGGACGCTGGAAGACAGCAAAAGCCCCGTACCAGAAAGAAATCATGGACGCAATAACAGACATCACAATTAAAAAAGTGGTGATAATGTCAGCGGCGCAGGTGGGAAAAACAGACGCAATGGTGCTGAACCCTATTGGCTACTATGTGCATTATGACCCGTCACCGATTATGGTTATACAGCCCACAATAGACATGGCAGAGAAGTTTTCAAAAGAAAAGCTGTCACCCATGCTGCGTGATACCCCCGTACTTGCGGACAGAATAAACGAAAAGTCACGAAACAGCGGTAATACAATCATGCAGAAGATATTCCCCGGCGGTTTTATCACTATTGCCGGGGCAAATAGCCCAACGGGATTGCGTAGCCACACAATCAGAATATTGCTTGCGGACGAAATAGACGCATACCCAGCCAGTGCAGGAAAAGAGGGCGACCCGCTTCTATTGGCTTCAAAAAGACAGACGACGTTCTGGAACAAGAAGCAAGTGGACATTTCCACACCGACGGTCAAGGGCGTATCAAGAATAGAAGTGGAGTACGAAAACAGCAGCCGGGGAGAGTGGAACACGCCTTGCCCGTGCTGCGGAGAACTGCAACCGCTGGTCTGGTCAAATGTAGTCTTTGACAAAGAGGACTTGTCAGAAATCAAATACGCTTGCAGCAAATGCGGCGTCATATCCAGTGAAGCAGAGTGGAAAGAACACTTTACAGAGGGAACCTTTGTGCATGAGGACCCGGAAAACCCCGTGCGTGGGTTCCATTTGAACACGCTTGCGTCAACACTGACCACATGGCAAGAAGTGGTTGAAAAATTCTTGATTGCCAATGCAGAAATGAAAAAAGGCAATGTGGAATTGATGAAAGTATGGACCAATACGGAAATGGGGCAGACGTGGGAGGAAGACGGCGAAACCGTAGAAGACGACGAACTGATGAAGCGCAGGGAGAAGTACAACTGCGAAGTGCCAGAAGAAGTGCTGTATTTGACCGCAGGCGTGGACACGCAGGACGATAGATTTGAAATTGAGGTTGTGGGCTGGGGTCCAGAATATGAAAGCTGGGGAATTAAGTATGCCGTGATATACGGTGACACGTCGAACATGGAAGACCAGTGCTGGAAAGACCTTGACACGTTTTTGCAGCAGTCGTGGAAAAAAGCAGACGAAACGCAGCTGAAATTGTCATGCACCTGCATAGATAGTGGAGGACACCGAAGCAATCAAGTATATAAGTTCTGCAAAGCACGGTTCAATCGCAGGGTATTTGCAATCAAAGGTTCAAACGATAGTGCAGCGGCATACATTCAGAAGCCGACAAAAAGCAACCGTGAGGGCGCATATCTGTTCACGCTGGGAGTAGACACAGGAAAAAGTTTGTTAATGGACAGATTGAAGCTGGAAGACGAGGGACCCGGCTTTTGCCACTTCCCAAAGGAAGACGGCAGGGGCTATGATGAAAAGTATTTCAAGGGGCTAACGTCGGAAAAAAAGGTCATGCGCTATAAAATGGGCAGACCGTATTTTGCATGGGACCTGAAAGACAAAGGACAGCACAAACGAAACGAAGCGCTTGACTGCCGGAACTACGCCACGGCAGCTATTGAAATAACGGGCGTACCATTAAAGAAACCGAAAAAGAAAGAGAATAAGCCGCAGACAACAAAGAAAGTTGTGAAGCGGGGAAGAAGAAACAGTGGAGGTATATTATAAATGGCAGGAATTACACTGGAAACAGCAAAAAGGCACCTTGACGCATGGCTGGAAGCAGAACTGGCGGTGACAAATGCGCAGTCATACACAATCGGCAGCAGGACCATGACAAAAGCTGATTTAGCGGAAATCAGAAAGTCTATTGAATATTGGCAAGGAAAGGTCAATGCGCTGGAGAACGCAGCCAAACACGGCGGCAGAAACCGGGTAAAACGATTTGTACCCCGTGACTTGTAAAGATTGCCCGCTATTGCCCGTTTTAGGGGTTTATTTCCCCCCATTGCCCGCAAAAATGAGGTAATATTGTAGCGTGGAAAAATAAGAAAAGACAAAAAGCACCCGTGAAAAGGTGCTTTTTTCATGCCATAAAGGAGGTGAGAACGTGGGGATTGCAGCGGGAATTGATAAGGCAATAGCAGCGATTGCGCCGCAAACAGCACTGAAAAGGATTGCTGCAAGACAGAAATTGCAGATATTAAACAGCGGTTACAGCAATTATGGGGCAAGCGTAACAAAAAAATCACTTATGGGCTGGCTTCATGCTGGCGGCAGCAGCCGTGAGGACATAGAAGACAATGTTTCTGTCCTGCGGCAGCGCACCCGTGATTTATATATGGGCGTACCGATTGCCAACGGCGCTGTCAAGACCATGCGCACCAATGTAGTTGGGCGTGGACTACGTTTGAAACCGAACATAGACGCTGAAATATTAGGGCTGACACCAGAAGAAAGAAGAAGTCTGGAAAAGCAGATTGAAAGGGAATGGAACATCTGGGCAGAAAGCACAGATTGTGACATGGCACGCATTGATAATTTTTATGAGTTGCAGCAGTTGGTGTTTCTGAACTGGCTTATTTCTGGTGACTGCTTGGCAGTGCTGCCAGTAAAACCCAGATTAAACCAGCCGTATGATTTGCGTGTGCAGCTGATTGAAGCGGACAGGCTTTGCAGCCCGGACAACTGCGACACAATAGACAACAAGATTGTTGGAGGTGTAGAGGTTGACCAGTCCGGGGAGGTGGTAGCGTACCACATAGCAGACCACCACCCGTTGTCATACGCATACACAGACATTAAATGGCAGAGGGTAGAAGCATTTGGAATAAAGACGGGCAGAAGAAATGTGCTGCACTTGATGAACCGTGAGAGGATAGAGCAGCGCAGGGGCGTTCCGTTCCTTGCCCCGGTCATTGAGAGCTTGAAGCAGCTTGGACGCTATACAGACGCAGAACTGGTGGCGGCGGTTGTGTCTGGAATGTTTACGGTGTTTATTGAAAAGGCAGACGCCAGCAACGAGGACGCAATAGGAAGCATGATACCAGAGGAAGTGCAGGTTGACGCAGAGGACGAAACCACCATTGAACTTGCGCCGGGTGCTGTCTTTGACTTAAACGAGGGCGAAAAAGCACATGACATGAACCCCGGAAGACCAAACGCCAATTTTAATGGCTTTGTGGAAGCTATATGCCAGCAAATAGGCGCTTCACTTGAAATTCCTTATGAATTGCTTGTAAAACGCTTTAACGCCAGTTATACAGCCAGCAAAGGGGCACTGGAAGAAGCATGGAAAATGTTCAATATGTACCGGGATTGGTTGGCAACAGACTTTTGCCAGCCCGTGTACGAAGAATGGCTGACAGAAGCGGTGGCAAAAGGGCGCATCAAGGCACCGGGTTTCTTTACTGACGCAGTAATCAGAAAAGCATATTGCACGGCAAAATGGAACGGTCCGGCAAAAGGTATGCTTGACCCAGTAAAAGAGGTTACGGCAGCGGAAAAGAGAGTGCAAAACGGTTTCAGCACCAGAAGTGATGAAACAATGCAAATGACAGGTAGCGGCTATTACAGCAATGTTGAGCAGCTGAAACATGAAGAAAAAGAACTAAGGGAGGTAAGGAAAATTGCCAATGGAAATGCAGACGACCCGGCAACAGGATAACAGGCAACCGGGCAACCCATACGGGGTCACAACAAATAAATTCTGGAATTTCATTCCGGCAGCAGGCGACAAGCCACCAGAACTGCTTCTGTATGGAGCAATCAGCAGTCAGCAGTCATGGTGGGAAGACAGGGTAACACCGCAGCAATTCAACGCAGAACTTGCGGAACTGGGCGACGTCCCGGAAATTATCGTGCGCATTAACAGCGGCGGCGGTGATGTGTTCGCAGCAAACGCAATATTTACACGGTTGAAAGACTGTTCGGCGAAAGTGACGGTCAAAATTGACGGCTGGGCAGCTTCCGCAGCCACAATCATTGCAATGGCGGGCGACACAATCAAGATTGCCCGCAACGGCGTGTTTATGATACATGACCCAGCAATGACAGTCTGGGACACTTTCAAGGCAGAAGACTTTCTGAAAATGGCTGATGAATTGAAAGTGATTAAACAAAGCATTGTCAACACATACGCCAGCAAGACCGGGAGAAATGCAGAGGACATAGAACAGCTTATGTCAAATGAAACATGGTGGACAGGAGACACAGCCGTTGAAAATGGGTTTTGTGATGAACTAATGTTTGAAGAAAGCAGCACAGTTGTTGAAAATTCTTCAAAAATTGTGGTTAATTCAGTGCCCATTGATGTTTCTATGTTCAAAAATATTCCAACACAGTTATTAAACAGCCCGCACAATCAAAATCCGGGTAGTTTGATAAATAATAGTGCAGCAGCAAGCAAAAAGCCACAGGAAAAGGAGGAACAACAAATGGCAGCACCAGAAAACAAAATCACAACGGTTGACGCACTAAAAGCCGCTTACCCGGATTTAGTAGCGACAATTCAGAACGACGCAGCCGCCGCAGAACGTGCCAGAATTAAAAGCATTGAGGATTTGACAAACGGTAACTATGCAGCACTTGCGGCAGACGCAAAATTCACGAACCCAACTTCTGCGCAGGAATTGGCAGTGAAAATCATTGCAGAGCAGAACAAAGCTGGGGGCACATACATTGAGAACCGCCAGAAAGACGCACAGGACAGCGGGGCAAATGGAGTGCTTGGAGCAGTGCCGGAGGACGGAGCAGGCGACAACGGCAAGAATGTTTTTGAAGCAGCTATTGACAAGCTGTTTCCAGAAGTGAAGTAAGGAGGTAGCAGGCATGAGCGAATATGCAGTAGAGAAAAGAGAAACAGCGCCGAAAAACTTCTTTGCTGGCGACTTCCCAACAGTGCCGGAAACGGGGACTGCGGGTGCGGATATTAAAGAGTATGCGCCAGTAATGGTTGACACGGCGAGTGACAACAAAATTATCCCGGTAGCCAAAGGAAGCGAAGCAAGCGCAATCGGCATTTCTGCGGCAGCAGCAGGAAACGGGGAACCCGTGACATATTACATGACAGGTGAGTTTTTCACCGACGCATTAAGCGTTGAAAGCGGCACTGATGTGGCGAAAATCAAAGAAGCATTAAGAAAAGTATCAATCTTTTTGAGATAAGGAGGAAAAAGAAATCATGGCAAATGAAGTATCTATTTATGAGCCACGGACAATGGGCAGAGTGGTTCAGAAATTACCGCCCGTGCGTACCTTTTTCAGAAGTACGTTTTTCAAACATGAGGAAACTTTCACAACAAAAAATGTTGATGTAGATTTCAGAAAGGGCAGCAGAAAGGTTGCGCCGTTTGTAAGCCGCTTAATTGGTGGAAAGGTAGTGCCGAACACTGGCTATGAAACAAAGACCTATACGCCGCCTTTAGTAGCCCCGGAAAAGGTCACAACGGTTGACGACCTTTTACAGAGAAGACCGGGTGAAAGTATTTATTCCGGCAGAACACCTGCGGAACGTGCCGTATTGAAAATGGCAGACGATTTTGTGGAATTAAGAGAACAGATTGTGCGCCGTGAAGAATTGATGTGCGCCCAGACAATCTTCACTGGTAAAATTCCCATTACCGGTGACGGCGTGAATGAAGAAATTGACTTCTTTTTCACCAACAAAGAAACCATTTCAGAAGCAAAGAAGAAATGGACTGCCGACACTTCCGACCCTATCGCAGATTTAAAACGCTGGCATGAAACCGTCCAGAAGACAGGTTTTGTGAACTGCGATATTTGCGTTATGGGAACAGGCGTTGCAAATGCGTTTGTGGGCAATGCAAAGGTGCAGAAAGTTCTTGACGTAAAGAACTACAATTTAGCAGTTATCCAGCCACGACAGCTTCCGAACGGTACAACGTATCTGGGAACCATTCACGAATTAGGGCTTGATATTTACAAGTACAACGAATGGTATTTGGACGACTGGACAAACCCGGCAGCACCAGAGGACAAGCCGCTTGTACCTGCGGACAGTCTGGCACTGTTAAGCACAAGCAGTGACTATTCCATGTACTACGGCGCAATTACACTGATTAAGGAGCCGGACGGCAACTTTATGACCGTTGAGGGAAAATATGTGCCGGACGCATGGACAAAGCGCAAGCCTGCAAGAAGATTTCTCAATCTGTCTTCCGCACCGTTATGCGTACCGCATGACGTTGACAGCTGGTTTGTTGCAACGCCTATTTAATGGACTTCAAAGCACAGCTTGTCAGTGACATGAAAGTGTTTCATAACTGCGGCGAAATGGCAACCATGACAGACGTATGGTATCAAGAAAAACAACACTATACACCCATTATCATTGACCACACGGCAGCCGACGAACGGCAGAGAGGAAGCGGGGACAATGCAGAGGGGTTACACCGTGCGTCATGTCTTGTCTATATGTCGCTGTATGACTTTGGTTGCGTACCAAAGCAGGGGCGGCAGATAGAAATTGACGAAGCCGGGGCGGTAAATATGTACCGTATCGCAAAGGCAGATTGTGAAGACGGGGAAATAATTCTGGAATTGGAGATGTTGGAAGAATGATTGAAATAACATCTGACGCAATAGAAAGAGTTGGAACCCTGCTGGCAGACGTCCCAAAGGGTGCGGAACGGGTCTTTGCTAACGCAATGAACCGTGGTATTTCCAGAGTGAAGACACAGGCTTTGAAAAGAACAAAGCAGGTATACACGGTAAACAATGGCGCACTGACAGCGAGAACAACAATGCAGATAAACAAAGCCAGCACGGGAAACCTTGCGGGCTTTGTTTCGTTTGCAGGAACAAAACTGCCGTTATATCAATTCAAGGTGACGCCCACGAAATCTGGAACAGGAAAACAGGTGCGGGCGGCAGTTAAGAAAGGCGGCAGCGCAACACCGTTTGAAGACGCCTTTGTTGCGAACATGAAAAACGGCATGGGCGTATATGAGAGAGTAACCAGAAAGCGTGTACCGACAGAACAGCTTATGGGTCTTTCAGCTGCGCAAATGGTAGGAAGCCCGGAAGTTATAGACGGACTGCAAGACGAGGTACAAGAACTGGTGAATGAACGTATTGTCCATGAAATGAACAGAATTTTGAATGGATATGGAGGATAAAAAGCATGACACCAGTTTTTTTGCTGGAAAATTTGCAGCGGTTCATAGAAGAAAAAACGGCTGACATTATTTTACCAGTGAGAACCAGAACGGGCAGAAATGAAGTGAAAGAGCGCCCGGCGGCGGTCTACAAAATGGGACTGCCGGAAGCGGACGACGCACAACAGAAAGTGCCATACATTCTGGTTAAGTTCCTAACAGGGACGGACGACAAGGCAGCGGGAGAGCCAGAAGAAGACAGCTGCAAAGTAAGAATTATATTTGCGGTGTATTCCGAAAACGGACAGGACGGACCACTTGCACTTCTCAACCTCATGTTGAGAGTGCGAAGCGAATTGAAGAAAGCCGGAGCAGTTGGCGGCGGTCAATTTGTGCTGGAAATGCCACTGGAATATATCGTGTATCAAGACACCACGCCGCCGTATTACATGGGGGAAATGGTGACAAATTGGAGCCTGCCAGTCGTACAACGTGACGTGGCAGCAGTTCTGCAAAATTTATAAACAGGAGGTAGAAGACATGGCAAAAGCGACCACAGCAAACGCCACAGCAGCCGAAAAGGACGCTGAAAAGGTGCAGGCGGTAGAAAATACCAGTGAAGCGGAAAAAGCCGAAGAAACGGCAAATGAGCAGCCGGAAACGGTAAAGCTGATTTACATTGGACCGAACCTGCCAAAAGCAATGTTGCAGTGCAACAGAATTTTTGAGGGAACAGAAGAAGAAATTGACAAGGAATTGTCTTTTATTCTTGAAAAGTTCCCACTTGTAAAGAAAATGCTTGTTCCGACAACGGAACTTGCGGAGAAGAAAGACAAGGTGAAGACAGCCGGGAACGTATACAACAAGTGGTATTCCGACTTAAAAGCTGCCGCCCTTGCATACGCAGAACGAGAACAGGAGGTATAAGCAATGAGTGACGTATCACATGGAGTAAATGCCGGAAAGACCGACAGCGGAGCAATCACGCCCGTTTCCGTAGACACTGGCGTACATTTTGTAGTCGGTACAGCACCCGTGCAGGCGACCAACGGAAAAGTAAATGAAGTTATCATGGCTTCCAGCTACGCAGAAGCGGTGCAGGCGTTGGGATATTCCGACGACTGGAAAAAATACAGCCTTTGCGAAGAAATCTACACAGCGTTTACGCTTTTTAACAGTGCGCAGGTATTCTTTGTAAATGTGCTTGACCCTAAAAAGCATAAGAAGACAGTAGCAGCAAAGGAAATGGACGTGGCAGACAACCAGATTGAATTACCACTGGAAGCAATCGCAGGAAGCGTGGAAGTGACTGGAAAGACAGCTGGGGAAGACTACGAAGTGTTCTACGGTGACACAGCCTGCATTGTGGAGTTTCTGAAAGAAACAACAGGAAAAGAAAACGTAAAATATGAAGCCGTGGACCCTACACAGGTTACAAAGAGTGACATTATCGGCGGTTACAGCGTAAGCACACACAAGACCACAGGGCTTGAACTGATTAACAGCGTGTTCCCACGCTTCACGAAAGTTCCAGACCTTATTTTGTGTCCGAATTGGTCACATGACCCGGAGGTTGCAGCCGTCATGTCTGCAAAGGCAGAGAACATCAACGGTCTGTTTGAAGCAGAAGCAATTCTGGACGTAGACTGCACAGAGGAAACAGGCGCAATCTACTATACAGAGGTGCCGGAGTGGAAAAAGAAAAAGAATTTCACAAAGAAAACGGAAATTCTTTGCTTTCCTAAAGTTGCGCTGGGCGATAGGGTTTTTAATCTTTCCACACAGCTTGCAGCCAGCATTTCTGCCGTAGACAATGCGACAGCATACGGCGACGGTACACCGTGCGAAAGTGCTTCAAACAAGGGCATACAGGCAGATAGAATGGTTGTTGCGGACGGTTCAGAAGTTATTCTGGACGTACAGCAGGCAAACTATCTGAATGAAAACGGCGTGGTTACAGCACTTAATTTCTACAACGGTTTTGTAAGTTGGGGGAATTATACAGCGTGCTACCCTGCCGATACTGACATGACAAATTATTTCTACTGTATCAACCGTATGTTCAAATGGGTTGGAAAGACCCTTATTTTGACATACTGGAACTACCTTGACAGAGGTATTAAAAGACGTCTTCTGGACGCAATCGTGCAGTCCGTCAACGATTGGCTGTCAAGCCTTGCGACTGATGAAAAAATCATTGGCGGGCGTGTCGAACTGAACGCAAGCGAGAACAGCGCAAGCCAGCTGGCAGCAGGAATTGTCCGTTTTCATATCTACATGACACCGCCGTCACCATTACAGAAAATGGACTTTGTGCTTGAATATGACCTTTCATATCTTGAAGCACTGGTGGCGGCATAAAGGGGAGGTGAAACAGAATGTCTAAAGTTGATGAATTAGTAATTAACTATGCGATTTACGAAGACGCCACGGAGTATCTGGGAACAACAGAAGTGACCCTGCCGGATTTAGAGTACATGACGGAAGAATTAAGCGGCGCAGGCATTGCGGGCAATATTGAAGAAATCATTATTGGTCACTTAAATGCCATGACAACAACTTTCAATTTCCGAACCGTAACGGCAGCAGCGGTCAAGTTAATGGAACCCCGTGTGCATAGAATTGATTTGCGTGTGGCACAGCAGAGAATGAACCTGCGTACCAGTGCAAATGAAATCACCGGGGTAAAGCATATTATGAAAGTGAAACCGAAGAAAACAGCACTGGGCAAGGTTGCTGCTGCGTCCACTGCTGATGTAAGCGGAGAATATGCCGTTTCATACTACGCAATGTATATGGACGGTTCAAAGGTAACGGAGATTGACCCGTTGAACTTCATTTGTATTATCAATGGCAAAGACTACTTAAAGGACGTTAGAAAAGCGTTAGGAAAGTAAAGACAGAAAAGCAGGAGCCAGCGGGGAACCGCTGGTTTTTTCCTGCAATAAATCAGATATGGAGGAAAACAAAATGGCAGATACAACAAAAAACACTGAAAACATGGAGCAGGCGGCAGAGCAGGCAAAAGAAATGCAGGAAGCACAGGCAAGCGGCGTGGTGAGTTTTGAGGAAAAGAAGACAGAGAAAGAAAACACCAGTCTGAACTACACCCACACTTTCAAAGCACCCAGAGAGATTGAGGGCAAGAAGTACACCGCATTAACCTTTTATTTTGACAATCTGACTGGTGAGGATATAGAAGCAGTGGAACAGGAACTTGCGGACATGAACAAATATGTTCTTTCCCCGGAAATTTCTTCTGCGTTCCAGTGTATTCTTGCGGCAAAGGCTGCGGGGGTTGCTTCTGACGAAATCAGACGGCTTCCAGTGCCAGACTATATGAAAATTAAGAACAAAGCAAGGGATTTTTTAATTGCTGCGGGCTATTAAAGATTAAAGAACCCGCAAAGTTCATAAGAAAGCAGATATATAAAATGTCAAGGGCTTCACATACGCCCGTCCCATTCTGGTTAAAAATGCCCATACGCAGGCTTTTTGCATGGATTGAAACAATCAATGAAGTGGAAAAAGAAGAAGCGGAAGAACGGCAGCAGAATAAAGCGTAGGGAGGTGAAACAGCTTGGCAGGGTCACAAAAGGAATTTGAACTGCTTTTCAAGCTGAAAGCGGCGCTGGGTCCCAACTTCAATGGGGCGTTCAAAAGTGCGATAAACACCAATAACCAGTTGCGGGACAGCATGAAAAACGTAAATTCCTTGCAATCGAAGATTGACGGCTACACAAAGCAGTCTGCCGCTATTGACAAGAACAAAGAACGGCTGGCGTTGCTTAATGCTGAACATGACAGGTTGCAGCAGGAGTTACAGCAGACGGGCGAACCCACAGACGCACTGCGGAAGAAGCTCGAAAGAAATGAAAGCCAGATACAACAGACCACTGCCAAAATACAGGAACAGGAAAGACAATTAAACAGTTACGCAGAAGAACTGCGGGAAGCCGGGGTAAATACAGACAATCTGGAAGAAGCCAACGGCAGGTTGCAAAAATCGTATGAAAAGTTGCAGAGTTCACAGCAGACGTTGCAGAAGATAAATGAAAAGCAACAGCAGGTACAGCAGAGCATTTCTAAAACAAAAGGGCAACTGCTGGGAACGATTGGCGCTATCGGTGCAATAGCAACGGCGGTATATGCGGGACCAGTGCAGGCGGCGCAGAAATATGAAACGGCAATAGCAAAGGTTGGAACCATTGCGGATACGCAGGAAGTACCACTGGGAACATTGTCACAACAGATTATGCAGCTGTCAAACCAGACAGGAATTGCAGCCAGCGCCGTTGCTGATGATGTATACAACGCAATATCTGCCGGGCAGAAAACGGCAGACGCAGTAAACTTTGTTACAAACAGTACGAAGTTAGCGAAAGCCGGATTTGCCGAAAGTTCGCAAACGCTGGACGTATTGACAACCGTATTGAACGCATACGGCATGAGTGCGGACAAGGTAGGTACTGTATCAGATATGCTGGTACAGACGCAGAACAAAGGTAAAGTAACCGTAGGCGAACTGGCAAGCAGCATGGGTAAAATTATCCCAACTGCAAACGCAAGCAATGTTTCATTGGAACAGTTGTGCGCTGGCTATGCGATAATGACCAGCAAAGGTATTGCAGCCGCAGAAACGACAACGTACATGAACAGTATGTTGAATGAGTTGTCGAAGTCTGGAAGTACAACGGACAAGCTATTGCGTGAGAAAATGGGCGGTAGCTTTTCAGAATTGATGAAAAGTGGGAAATCACTTGGGGAAATTCTGGGAGGAATACAAGACGAAGCCAGCAAGTCTGGTCTTGCCCTGTCCGATATGTTCAGCAGTTCGGAAGCAGGAAAAGCGGCAATGTCGCTGTTATCAAACGGCGTTGACGGCTTCAATGCAAGCGTACAAGATATGGTGAATAGCGTTGGAGCAACAGACAGCGCATTTGCCAAAATGGAAGACACCACAGAAGCCAAAATGGAAAAGGCAAAGAACAGTATTGCGAATTTGAGCATTGTTCTTGGTCAAAACCTACTGCCGATTGTAGGAAACATGGCAGACAAAGTGGCAACCGTGGTCACGAAAGTTTCAGAATTTGCAGCAGCAAACCCAAAGTTAGTGCAAACGGTCTTAAAGGTAGCAGCAGGACTGGCAGCACTGAAAGTGGGAATGTTGACAACAAAGCTGGTTACTTTATCAGCGGAAGACGGCATATTGTCACTGGCAAAGAAGCTGGTTGGCTTGCGTGCCGGATTTATTGAGAACGCAGCAACAAGCGCAGGTTTTGCAGCAAAGCTGAAAGCAGCCGGAAGCGGTGTACTTTCTTACTTTGGCAACGTCAAAGGTGCTTTGGGCGGCGTAGGTTCTGCAATAGGTAATATTTTCAGCGGAAACAGAGTAATTGGAGCAGTTACGGGCTTCATGGGCAATGTGAAAGCGTCCGTTGTCAATGGCTTCATGGGACTTGCTACAAAGGCAGGCGGGGCACTGACAGGCGCAGGAACAAAGCTGCTGGGGCTTTTACTCAAACCGTTTTCACTGGTTGGCGGCAAACTGGGTCCGATACTTGGAACCGTAGGAACTGCGATTGCAAACAGCCCGCTTGGGAAAATAGGCGGTCTGATAACAAGAGGAATTACCGGGGCTTTCAGCAAGGCAACAACACTGATTGCACCGCTGGGAAATGCGGTAAAAACGGTGCTGGGTCCTATTGGAAACCTTGCAAAAACAGCACTGGGACCACTTGGAGGTATTGCAGGAAAGATATTGCCAGTTGTGGGCGTTATCACAACGATTATTACAGTAATACAGCTTGTAAAGAACCATCTTGAAGAGATAAGGGGATTTATACAGCGAACCTTTGGTGATGAAGCGTTGGCAGTCTTTGACAAGATTGTTTCGGTCATTACCAACATAGGCGACACCATAAAGAATGTGTTTTCTGATGGGAACATAGGTGCAGCCCGTGACAAGATACAAGAATTGTTCGGAGATAAAGGCGCAGCAGTCTTTGACACGTTTGTAAATGTGCTGGGAACAGTAAAGAACGCAGTTTCAGAGGTTGTGGGCTTTATAACCACATACGTTGTGCCAGTTGCAGAACAGGTATTGCAGGTGATTGTTACACAGGTAATACCGGGGATTGTTAGCTTTATTCAAGCGGCAGCCCCAACCATTATGCAGATTATACAAAGCATTGCTGATTTTATCGGTGCAATTATTCCGGTGATAGGAAGTTTCATTGCTGGTCTTATGCCGATTATTTCAGAAATAATCACATTCATTTCAACTTATGTTTTGCCGATTATTTCAGAATTATTCAGCTTTATTTGTAGCACGGTGCTTCCGGCAATTTCCACTGCAATTCAAGCAATTTTGCCAGTGGTGACAAACGTATTGCAAACGCTTTTACCTGCGATACAAACAGCACTGACGACAATCTGGAACATAGTTTCACCAATAATTCAAGGGATTTTAGCAGCAATACAATTTGTAATGCCAACAATCCAGTCTATCGTACAAAGCGGAGTTCAAGCAATTTCCGGTGTGATTTCTGGAATTGCAACCGTTCTGAATGGAATTATCACTTTCATAACTGGTGTATTTTCCGGGAACTGGCGGCAGGCTTGGGAGGGCATAAAGCAAATATTTTCTGGAATTTGGCAGGGTATCAAGTCAGTGTGTACGGGAGTTATCAACGGCATTATATCTGCGGTCAACACGGTTATACGTGGATTGAACAAAGTAAAAGTGCCAGACTGGGTGCCGGGCGTAGGTGGAAAGGGTATAAACATATCTGAAATACCTATGCTGGCGAAAGGTTCCAAAAATACACCAGACACGTTCATTGCTGGTGAAGCGGGACCAGAGTTAATTACGAACGCACCGGGGCGCACGGTGTTTACAGCAGACCAGACAAGAAACATTCTGGCTGCACAGAATACGGCAGCCACAACAGCGGCAGCGGTAGCGCCAACAACAGCACCGACCACAACAGCGCAGACGGTAAATAATTACAATACAGCGCCGGAGGTGACAGCAGGAGCAGGCAACAACGGCGGCGGTGCAAAGAATGTAACTATCAACAATAATCCAACAATCGTGGTAAACGGAGATAAGCCGGAAGACTTAGACGCAAAGCTGGAAGAAAACAACAAACGGCTGCTGCGTGACGTTGAAGAATTGCTGGACGAAAAAGAAGACAAAGAAAGGCGGCAGAAATATGACTAAAAGCTACACCACAATATCTGGGGATATGTGGGACAAAATCGCATACAACGAAATGGGAAGCGTTCTGCATACAGATAAGCTGATGAAAGCCAATGTCAAATATGCCAGCACCTACGTTTTCCCAGCCGGGGTTGTTTTAACAATCCCGGAGGTGGAAGACGAAGAAGACTTGGAACTGCCACCGTGGAAAAGGGGGCTGCTGACATAGAATGAGTGCAAAGAACTTGGCACGCCGGGTGGAATTGAAACTGAAATTTGAAAATGTTTCTGTCCCGGCAGACATCAACAAATATTTAAGCAGCCTTACTTTCACTGATGAAGAAGAAGACAACGCAGACGATTTGCAGCTTGCGTTTGATGATAGAGAAAGTAAGTGGCTGGGAAGCTGGCTGGAAGTAAAACCGACATTTGTTAAGACTTCAACGACGGTACAAAAGCAGGTGGAAGCTGCAAGCGTCGTCAATTATGTAGTTAAAAAAGGTGATACCCTTTGGGCTATTGCCAAAAAGTATCTGGGAAGCGGCACGAAATACCCGCAGATTGCCAGTGAAAACAATATCAAGAACCCCAATTTGATATATCCGGGGCAGGTATTTAAAATCACGACAGGCGGGACAGCAACCCAGACGGTTTCAGAAACAAAAGAAACCACAAAAAAGGTGTCAGACCCTAAATTGATAACGGCAACTATTGTGCAGAAAAACTGGCATGACAACGGAAAAGATGTGCATTTGAATTGCGGAACCTTTGAACTGGACAGCGTAGACGCCAGCGGACCGCCAACCAAAATCACATTAAAAGGCACGTCAATTCCGTACACCTCAACCATGAGGGTTGCGAGAAAGTCAAAAGCATGGGAAAACACGACACTGAAAGTGATTGCGGAGCAGATAGCGAAAGAAAGCCGTTTAAAACTGATGTACCTTGCTGGGTCAAACCCGAAATATAAGCGAAAAGAACAGGTGCAGCAGTCAGACATTGTATTTTTGCAGAAGCTATGCAAGGCGGCTGGGCTGGCGTTGAAAGTAACCACAATGAACGTGGTTATTTATGACGCCGAAGAATACGACAGCAAGCCACCTATAAAAACCATAAAATATGGCAGCGGTGATTATTTGTCATACAAGCTGGGAACCAGCCTGCATGATACAGCATACACCAGCTGCCATGTTTCGTATACTGACCCGGACAGCAAGGAAACGATAGAAAGTACATACACCCCGGACAGTACAGAGGGAACCGGGCAGGTGCTTGAAATCAACGAAAAGGTGAACAGCACCAGTGAAGCGCACGAACTGGCGAAAAAGCGGCTGCGTGAAAAGAATACACAGCAGTATACAGCCAGTTTCACCATGCTTGGTGACGTGCAGCTGGTGGCGGGCGCAACGGTTCGGTTGAAAGGGTTTCAGAAGTTCGACCGCAAGTATAAAATCACGAAAGCAACGCACAAGCTGACGGGAGGTTATACAACGCAAATTGAATTAAAACAGGTATTGGAGGGCTACTAAATGGCAGACATGACAGAACTTAAAAACGCCATACGCATTGGCACGGTGCAAAGTGTGAGTGCGGAAAAAATGACAGCCCGTGTGAAGTTCAAGGACAAAGGCGGCATAACTTCCGGCGACCTGCACATTATCAAACGCCCGGTGTACGTCATACCAGCAATGGAAAGCGGAACAGAGGGGCAGACAGCAAAAACAGAATTGAAATATGACTACGGCGGCGAACTGAAAAAGAAAGTGAGCCACTACCACGAAGCCTTTGTTTCTGCATGGGTGCCGGACGTCTACGACATGGTTCTTTGTATTATGCTTCCAGACGGTGACGGTGACGGCGTCATTGTGGGGGAGGTGTAACGCATGGCGAAGATAGGCAGCTTTGGAAAGCTGGCTTTTTCGGTATCAGAAAAGACGGTGCGCACGTTTGATGAAATCAGCTGGAAAGTGTCTGCAAAGTACGCAACGCATGACAGACATATAAAACGTGATGTGCTGGAATTTCTGGGACCAGAGCCGGACACAATCAGTTTCAAAATGGCGTTCAGTGTATTTCACGGAACAAACCCGCTGAATGAAATTAAAAAGCTAAACAAAATGTGTAGCAACGGTGAAGTAAACTACTTGATTTTAGGCGGGAAAAAGTACGGGTCATATAAGTGGGTAATAACGGGAGTCAGCAGCACATTGAAACGCTACGACAATAAAGGTAACTGCTGGGCTGCCACGGCAGATGTGACCTTGAAAGAATATCCAAAGAGGTGAAAAAGCATGGACGTAATAAGAGGTGACGGCTCATTGCTGAAAGAAATTGACCTTGCGCCAGCAAATGAACATCAAGCCGTAATACAGAATGTTGCAGTTATTCTGGACACAGTGCAAGGGTCATGCCCCATGTTCCGTGACTTTGGATTGCCGGGCAGCTTATATGGCAGACCGCAGCCAGTAGTTGAAAGTATACTGGTTGGCTATCTGTATGACCAGATAGAACAATTTGAACCACGAGCGGTGGTTTCAGACATTACATTTGACCACGACGCAGGAACAGGGCGTACAGTTCCTATAATCTATTTGGAGGAGGTGAGAACAGACAATGAGTGACAGAAAATACCCAGACATTGAGTTTGTGGAAACAGACACAGAAACGATAGAAAGCAATCTGATTGCACTATATGAAAACATGGTGCAGCAGGTGCCGGGGCGTGAGCATTACAAAGTTTACCCGGCGTCACCAGAAAGGCTGTTTATTTCATGGGTGGCAAATATCATTGTGCAGCAGCGTGTCATTATCAACGAAACTGCAAAAAAGAACGTGCCACGCTATGCGGACGGTGAATACTTGGACAGTCTGGCAGAACTGTTCAAGGATTTGGAAAGGCTGCCAGCAAGTCCGGCGTCTGCAATGTTCCGCTTCTACATATCGCAGGCGCAGACACAATCAGTAATTATCCCGGCGGGCACAAGAATTTCCTTTGACGGCGCAATATTGTTCGAAACGAAAGAAATTCTTGAAATCAAAGCCGGGCAGACATACGGGGACGTTGAGGGCGTCTGCACAACAGCTGGGACAGTTGGAAACAATCTGACAGCAGGGCAGGTCAAAGAAATTGTGGACCTATACGACTACTACCAGAAAGCAGAGAATATCACAGCAACCAGCGGCGGTGCAGAGGAAGAAGACGACGACAGTTATTATGAGCGTATGCGGGAGAGTATGGAGAGTTTCAGCACAGCAGGTCCCGTAAATGGTTATATTTACTTCACAAAGTCGGTGTCCCCAGCAGTTGCAGACGTGGCGGTGACAAGCCCGGAACCTTGCGTGGTAGACGTCCGGGTGCTTTTACAGAATGGAGCGCAGGCAACGGAAGCGGTACTGAAAGAGATTGAAACAGCGTTGAACGCTTCTGACGTCCGACCATTGACAGACACCGTGACCGTATCGGTGCCGGAAACAGTGCCGTTTGACATTGATGTGACCTTTTATATTCCACAGCCAGACGCAGCCAGCGCAACGATTATTGAAGCGGCAGCACGGCAGGCGGTAGAAGATTACAAGACGTGGCAAACAAGCAAAATGGGGCGGGACATTAACCCGTCATACCTTACGGCACGACTAATGGAAGCAGGCGTGAAACGTGTCGAAGTTCGCAAGCCTGTTTTCACGGTGGTTGAAGACATAAAGGTTGCAAAGTTGGGAAACACAACGGTTCTGAATGGAGGTATTGAGAATGTCTAAAACAATTTACAATGCCGACTATTCAGAATGTTTGCCGGAAGCATTAAAGAAAGACCCTAAAATGGTTGCACTGGCAAACGCCACGGCAGCAGCACTTCTGGACACTTCCGGGATAATGAACAGCGTTTTGATATATTCCCGGTTTGACGAACTGCCGGAAGAACTGGTGGACATTCTGGCGTATGACCTGCACGTTGACTGGTACGACTATAACTACCCACTGGAAGCAAAACGGGACTTAGTGAAAAACAGCGTCAAGGTTCACAAAAAAATGGGGACAAAGTACGCCATTGAAACAGCACTGGGCAGCCTATTTCCAGAAAGTGAAGTGGAAGAATGGTTCCAGTACGAGGGAGAACCCGGACACTTTCACATTATTTTAGATGTAACAAACCAGAAAATCACGGCAGACTATGCAGCTATTATCCGGGCGGTAAAGATGTATAAAAGGCTGTCAGCGCACATGGACGAACTGACATATCAAGGGCAGGTCCACGGGGTAATATACACCCACGGTGAATATTTCAGATATAAAACACCGCTGACAGGCAGACTGAAAGCCGGAACGCACCCGCAGAGGAACACAAGGGGCAGTATCGGTGCCGGAACATTCGTTGTGGGGACAGAAGCAGCCGGGTTCATATTCAACGCCCCAGCAGCAGGTACAAAACCGTACAGAAACACGATATTTGCCAATCAGACAACGCATATTGACGCAGAAACGGCGTTAAATGCGTTTGGGTATACAAATACACCAGCCGGACGCATAAGAGCCGGAGAAAGCCCGCAGAGGAACACCAGAGGGCAGACGGACGGGGCAGCGGTCACAATGGGCGACACAGCGGAAGCATACCACTTCACAACCCCAGCAGCCGGGACCGTCCCGGAAAGAAGCACGGTGCAGAGGACAGAGGGCGGCACCGTGGGCAGCAGTACGCAGGCAATGGGGTATTCATACGGCGTCAAGCCGTGCGGAAGCACCCGGAAGCTATAAAAGGAGGTGAAGACCATGTTGACAACGGACGCAATCAATGATTTTAAAGATTTCATTGACAATATCATTGCCTATGCGAAAGTAACGGTCAACGGCGTTTCCGAAAAAAAGGTGATACACCGCAGGGAACGTCTGAAAGACGGCAGGGTGGCTGTATATGTGCAGATTACCCCGCAGGTAAGCGGAACCGCTACGGTGCAGCGGGTGCAGCTTTACAACAAGAATAATAAGTTGTGGGCAGATAAAGCGGTAAACATTCCCTTGAACAACGTACAAGAGGGCGTGTTATACCGCTTTACATTTGACTTTGTAGAAAAGGAGGTGTAACAGATGTACGAACCTAAATTGTGGCAGGACCATGTAACAGAATTTGAAGACAGATACACCGAAAGCAGAAATGACGACGGGACAATAACGCATACACCCGTTGAGGGTGAAATTATTCAGCAGGGAACGCCGCAGAACGCAACCAACTTCAATCACATGGAGGAGGGAATTTCAAATGCGACGGAAACAGCGGCGCTTCTGGCACTGGCAACAATCCACCAGCAGCAGGCAACAGCTGACTTGCAGGGCGAAACAAAAACGGTGACACTGAAAAATACGCAGCAGTACCCGTTCAACAATTCCAAACAGGCAGTTGCGCTGAAGACTGAAAGGAACCACATGGACTACACCGTGGAAACGGAAGTTGTGGAGTACACGGGCGGTTTTCCGGGTGACATTGTTATTACTGAAAAACTGTTAAATGGTTTCAAAATCGCACACACTGGCAGCGCAACCAGCGTGACGGTGAAAATCTATGTGAAAGGCGGGTTTTACTAATGGCAGGCGTAATTATTAAGACAGAGGAACGCAGACAGCATGAAGAAGCTGTCTTGCGTTCTTTTGGCGTGCAGGGCAGAGGAACAGCAGCCCAGAGGGAAGCTGCGGAAGTTATCGCAGCCAGAAGCAATGAGGTAGTAAAGAACCAGAATGGAGGTAGAAAATATTATGGCTACTAATAAAATCAACGTAGTTGAAAAGACGCCAGGAACCCATATTGAATATGCGTTGTCTGGCGGTAAAAAAATCACGTTTGGTGATGATGAATTGACAATCAACCTTGCCACCCGTGAAAGAGATTATGAAGTGTCACTGGACATTTGCATTGACGAAGAAGACGGCGTGGTGATTGGAACTGGCGGCAAGGCGCAGAAGTACGCTGCGCAAGTCATTGTTCCTGCCAGACGTTATGACGTTATCGAGGACGGAGAGGACGAAAACGGAGAACCAAAGGAAATCCCGGTGCCCATTCCGTTTGATATGTCGCTTTGCACACTGATTTTATGGGGATTGGAGGTATAAAACATTATGTCTAATTTTGATGATTTAAGCATGGCGGTTGCTTCCTTTGGTGGAAACAACGCTGTAAAGTTTGATGATTTGGGTATGCCGTCAATTATGGTGGCTATTCCGAAAATGAAGTATTCCGACATTATCACCGGGGGTACACAGGAAACTTTGCCGTGGTGGATTGTGAACGGCGTAGAGAAAGAAGCTATCTGGGTTTCAAAGTACATCAATACCGTGGTGAATGACCGTGCGTATTCACTGCCAATGAAAGACCCGAAAGCCTATATTGATTTTGACACGGCGCTTGCGGTATGCCGCAGAAAAGGTGAGGGCTGGCACCTCAACCAGAACGGCGTCTTTGCTGCAATCAATCTTTGGTGTATGAAAAACGGCTTCACGCCCCGTGGTAACACAAACTGGGATAGAAGCTATGAAAAAGCCTATGAAAAGGGTATCAATACATACATTGACGGTTCACATGGCGGCGGCAGAACTGCAACGGGTTCTGGTCCTGTAACTTGGTATCACGACGGCACCCCGGCGGGCATTGCTGACCTTTGCGGCAACTGCTGGGAGTGGGTTTCTGGTATGCGCTGCGTAAATGGTGAAATCCAGATTATTCCATACGGCAACAGCATGAAGTCTGATTGCAATATGGGCGCAGCAAGTACGGAGTGGAAAGCAATCATGCCAAACGGCACGCTTGTTGAACCGGGAACCGCCGGAACCTTAAAGATTGACAGAACCAGTGCTAGTGACGCTACACTGCGTATCAATACAGCGGTAACAACCCAGACAACCGACAGCAACGACACCAGCACACCTTTTAAAGATGTAAAGGCAGTAAGCGGCGTAAGTATTCCGCAGATTTTAATTGCAGCCGGATTGTTCCCAGACAGTGCCCAGACAACGCCGGGCAGATTTTGGGCGAGAAATAACGGCGAAAGGCTGCCTCTCCGGGGTTCGGGTTTCAGCTTCACTTCCAATGGTGGTGCTGGTGCGCTGGACTTGGACGACCCTCGTTCTAGCGTCAGCCGCGATGTGTCGTTCCGTTCCGCTTTATATGAGTAACTGGAAACTGGGAACTGATACACTGCGGGGCTTGCGGCAGCAAGCCCCCTATTTTGAAACTAAATAACAAAGGTGGTTTAAGGAGAAATGCCAGAAAATACAACAGAACAGCTTCCGCAACTGGACAACGTGCGGGATAACGCAACGCAGGAAGATTTCAAAATGAAAAACAAGGTTTATGAAATGCTGCTGTATGCGTACCCGGCGTTAGAACAGTTTCCGAAAGCTGACAGAAAACTTGCTGACCATATCCGGGAAGCAATATTGCAGGTGTTTGAATTGGTGATACACCTTGAAAACAAACACTATAAGAAAACGACGCTGGGAGAACTTGACGACCAGCTGGACGTTTTGCGGCACCTTGTAAGACTGGCGGCAGACCAGCAGTTGCACCCAGACAAGAAACCATGCCTGCCCATGCGCAAGTATGAAATATTGTCACGAAAGATAAATGAAATAGGGTGCATGATTGGCGGGTATTATAAATCACTGAACGGCAGCACGGCTGGAAACGGCGGTGCTGCAAATAAAAGCAATGGTAAATAGCAGGGTAACACCTGCTTTTTATATTATGGGAATAAGCCGTTAATAGAGGACTTGCCGTGCCTATCCGGGGTTCGAGTTTCAACAACACTTCCAATGGTGGTGCTGGTGCGCTGAACTTGAACAACCCTCGTTCTAACGTCAACAACAATGTGTCGTTCCGTTCCGCTTCACCCCATTTCTGCCAGCAGTCGTGTTCACAAGTGGGCACGTCCAGTGCGTATGGGTTAAAGGGGTTTATTTCCATTCCAAAGGCTGCCAGCCGGGAGCCGTAGGAAAAATATTGAATTGCCGTAAAGATAGTTAGTAAGCCGCAGGCTGAAAGTCAGAGCTGGAAACACTGGCACTGAATGTATATATCACGTTTGGGCTGCGGAAGAACCGCAGTTTGATTTGTACGGCGAAATTTTAACAACAGGAGGGAAAAGGGAATTGCACAAAATCAAAAACATTTTCCCTATAATTTATGACTTTGAAAATCTCTTCAATGCGTATAAAGCCGGGATAAAGTGCAAGAGGTACAGACCAGATGTGATGGCGTACACGGATAAGCTGGAAGAAAACTTGATTGAATTACAGAATGAATTTATCTGGCAGACCTACACCGTGGGGCGCTACAACATATTTTATGTTTACGAACCGAAAAAGCGCATGATTATGTCATTGCAATTCAAAGACCGGGTGGCACAGCACGCTATATATAGCCAGCTGAACCCGTATTTTGAAAAGCAGTTCATACATGACAGCTACGCTTGCAGAGTAGGCAAGGGAACACACAAAGCAGTCAACCGCCTGCATAACTGGTTGAAGCAGACAGACCGGAAGCCGCAGCGTTTCTATTATTTGAAACTGGATATTGCAAAGTATTTTTACCGGATAGACCATGAAGTATTGATGGACATTTTGCGGAAAAAGATTGCTGATAAAGATTTGTTGCACGTCTTGTCAGTAATTATAAACTGCGAAGACACAAACTTTGGTCTGCCGCTGGGCGCAGATATTGGCGACGTGGCGTTTGATGAATTGCTGGGAGAAGTTGGGCTGCCTATTGGCAATCTGACTTCACAAATGTTTGCAAATTTGTATTTGAATGAACTTGACCAGTTCTGCAAACACAAATTGCACCTGCGTTATTACATACGTTACATGGACGACATTATAATTTTGCACCCAGATAAAAAGTATCTGGAAAAGATAAAGAACAAAATTGCGGACTTTCTGGAAAAAGAACTGCGGTTGCAGCTTAACAAGAAAACCTGCATAAGACCAACCAGCATGGGCATTGAGTTTGTAGGGTTCCGCATTTGGTCAACGCACATAAAATTGCGCAAGAAGACGGCAAAGAAGCTGAAACGTAGATTGAAATATATGTTTGCAGCATATCACGCAGGAGAGATTGACAAAGATACACTGGATAGGTCCGTTGCTTCATACCGGGGCATATTACAGCATTTCAACAGCTACGGTATGCGCCAGAGCCTAAACGAACTGTACTTGCAGGAAATGGGCAAGCCATATCCAGAGCCGGAGAAGAAGCCAGCAAGTAAATGCGGTCTATTCTGCGGATATTACGGCAGCGCTGATGATTATGTCAAGCAGCCAGAAGAAAAGGAGGTGACGGACAGTGGAAGCAATGCAGACGCTTAACCCAGCGGACGTCTGGGACATGGTGCAAAAAGCTATTGTATGGCTTGCGGGGATTGGGATTGTTATTGACTTAACGCCGGGAATTAAAATACAGCCCGTTCGCTGGTTGATTAAACAGCTGGGAAATCTTATGAACCACGACTTGAAAGAGCAGCTGAACCAGCTTGAAAATGACTTTATAGAACACAAGGTTGATAGCTGGCGCACGGAGATACTATCATTCCAGAGCAGTTGCATAAACCATGAACGCCATACAAAAGAAGAGTTTGACCATGTTATTGATACATTGGCGAAGTATGACAAGTATATTAAGGACCACAAGTTGACAAACGGACAAGTTGACGTTGCGCATGAGTACATAGTGGATATTTACAAAGAATGTATGCGCACAAACGACTTTGCTTTGACAAAGCCGGAAGAAGAACCATAGGAGGTACAAAACAGAAACATGAAAAGTTTAATATTTTTTATCATTGGATTTGCACTGGCATTAGCAGTGCTTTTTTTATGGAATTTACAGTATTTCAGACAGCGCAGGAAGAAGAGAAAAGAAGAGTTGCAGGAACACCCGGAAAGAAAGACCAGCGCAACAAAAATCATTATCTTTTCAATTCTGGCGACTTACTACATAGCATTTGCCGTGGGCGTGTGGGTGGTAGTCACAAAGGATTTTTACCAGTTATCAGTCCTTTTGACGTTCGTTGGCGGGGTAACTGCTGCCGCAGTAGCGTTCTATTGCTGGAAAGCAAAGGCAGAAAACCTGCTGAAAATCAAAGCTGCATACCCGGAGTTGTCCGGCACGCTGTCTGACTTTTCAAGCATGACACAGTAGTGCAGGGGAGGTATAAGACATGGGACTAATAGGAGAAACAACACCAGAAAAGATTTGGAATTTTCTGAAATCAAAAGGGCTGTCCAGTTGTGGGGCAGCCGGATTGATGGGGAACATATATGCAGAAAGCGGGCTGAACCCGCAGAACTTGCAGAACAGCTATGAAAAGAAGCTGGGACACACTGACGCAAGCTACACAGCAGCCGTGGACAACGGCAGCTATGGAAACTTTGCAAGGGACGGCGCAGGCTATGGGCTGGCACAGTGGACATACCACACAAGAAAAGCTGCTTTGCTGGAATATGCAAAAGCCGCCGGGAAGTCTATTGGCGACCTTGAAACACAGCTGGGGTTCCTTATGAAAGAATTGACAGAGGGCTACAAAGCCACACTGTCAGTATTAAAGAGCGCACAGACCGTCACTGCTGCTTCAAATGCAGTGCTGACACAGTTTGAGCGCCCGGCAGACCAGAGCGACACGGTGAAGACAAAGCGTGCAGGATATGGGCAGAAATACTATGACCAGTACGCAGCCGGAGCCGTTAGCAATAAAAAGAATGGAGGTACAAGCAATATGAATGTATCAGAAGTAAGAAAGAAATTTGCAGCAAGGGCGGCAGCGTATGTGGGAGTGAAAGAGGGTACAGCAGCACACCACGCAATCATTGACGCCTACAACAACCACAAGCCGTTAGCGCAGGGGTACAAAGTGACATACCGTGACGCATGGTGCGCAACCTTTGGTTCAAAGATTGCCATTGAAGCGGGCTACACAGACATTATCCCTACGGAGTGCAGCTGTGACCGCCAGATTAAGTTGTGGCAGCAGATGGGGCGCTGGTGCGAGAATGACGCAAAGGTGCCGGAACCGGGCGACTA